CATTTAAATTTATGGAACAAATAGCAATTGAAACCAAAGGTAACTTTTTTGAGTCTAGAACAATGGAATATCAAAAAGCAAAGTTGAATGAAACTATAGTATTTACAGAAGATTTTTAAAAAAAAACAAAATTATGTCATTAAAAATAATTAAAAGAGACGGGGAGTCAGTATCGTTTAATCCCCAAAAAATATATAACAGAGTTAAACGATCGTCTAAAGGGTTAAAAGTTAATTCGGATGAGATATTCATAAAGGTTATTACTTCAGTACCAACTGAAGGTGATATAACAACAAAAGAATTGGATAAATTAATTTATGAGATAGCTGCCGCGTATACTGGTAGTCACCACGACTATTCAAGATTAGCTTCATCAGTTGCGATTTCTTCATACCATAAAGAAACTAACCCAAGTTTTTCAGAAACAATGTCAGAGTTACATTCACATGGAATTATTAATGACGTGTTAGTGGAAACAATTCAAAAATACGGAGAAAAAAATATTGATGAAATTATAAATCATAATAACGATTATAATTTTGATTATTTTGCTTGGAGATCATTAGTAGAGATGTATTTACTAAAAACACCACAAGGAAAAGTAATTGAAAGACCACAACATATGTATATGAGGGTTGCCTTATGGGTTACAGATAATTTTGAAGACGCGATTGAATATTATAAATCATTATCAAACCAACTTATTTCTAAAGCGACACCAATAATGATTAATTCTGGTACAAAAGTACCTCAATTGGCGTCTTGTGTTTTACATTATAATAATTCAGACTCAAGACAAGGATTATTGGATACATTAAACGATATTTCAACATACTCTTCAGATGCTGCAGGGATTGGATTATCTATGTCTAATATTAGAAGTAAGGAAAGTAGAATATCTACATCAGGAGGACACTCGGGTGGTTTATTAAGATATTTAAAAATTGTTAATGAATCGTTAAGATTTTTTAACCAACAAGGTCGTAGACCTGGTTCCGCAGCAATTTACTTGGAGCCTTGGCATAAAGATATTATGGACTTATTGGATATTAAAAAAAATACGGGATCTGAAGAATTAAGAGCTCGTGATTTATTTACCGCACTTTGGATTCCTGACAACTTCATGAGAGCGGTTAAAAATAACGAAGATTGGTATTTGTTTTGCCCAAACGATATAAAAAAATCAGGACTTAAACCACTTCAAGAAACCTATGGTGATGAATATGAAGAAAATTATCGAAAAGCGGTACAAATGGGTATTGGTAAAAAAATAAAAGCTCAAGATATATGGAGTAAGATTATTGAATCTCAGGTTGAGACTGGCGTTCCTTATTTATGTGCTAAGGATAGTGCTAATAAAAAAACTAATCATAAAAATATTGGAGTTATAAAACAATCTAACTTATGTAACGAGATTTATCAATTTACCGACGAAGAGACTACGGCTATCTGTACATTATCATCTATGGTATTAAAGAATTTTATAGTAAAAGGTGAGTTTGATTTTACTTTACTTTATAATGAAGTTAGAAAGGTTGTTCGTTCTTTAAATAAAGTTATTAATATAAATAGGTACTCAACAAAAAAAGGATTAAAAGGTGGTTTAGAACAAAGAGCAATTGCAATAGGAACTCAAGGTTTAGCTGATGTTTTTTATTTAATGGATTATATTTTTACTTCTGAAGAGGCCAAAAAGTTAAATAAAGACATATTTGAAACGATATACTACGCCTCAGTTTATGAGAGTAACCAATTATGTAAAGAAAAAAAATATAAACCATATTCGTTTTTTGAAGGGTCACCGATGTCTAATGAAATTTTTCAATTTGATATGTGGGGACTTGATAGTACACAACTTTCGGGTATGTGGGATTGGAGTAAATTAAAAACAGATGTAAAAACATACGGTGTTTGTAATTCTTTATTTACTGCACAAATGCCTGTCGCATCATCTGCTAAAATTACAGGATCTTTTGAAATGACAGAACCCGCACATTCTGCTCTTTTTAATAGAAGAGTTGTTGGTGGTGAGATTATGATTGTAAATAAATATTTAATTTATGATTTTGAAAAAATTGAAATATGGTCTGAAGATTTAAAAAATGAGATAATAATAAACGAAGGGTCAATTCAAAATATTAATTTTAATAATTATATTGATTTTGATGATAAAAATTACAATAAAAAAGTTAAAAGAATTGAACATCTTATTTTAAAATATAAAACAATATGGGAAATATCACAAAAAGAATTAATTAATATGGCGGCGGATAGAGCTCCATTTATTGACCAATCACAATCTATGAACATTTATATGGTAAATCCGACCTTATCAAAAATAACATCATCTCATTTTCATTCTTGGGAAAAGGGTTTAAAAACACTATGTTATTATGTTAGAACCAAGGCGATATCAACAGGAGCAAAACATTTAGCTTTAGATATGTCAAAAAAAGATAAAAAAAATGTAAATTTAGAAGTACCGAGTATTGATTATTCAGATTTAAATTTAACTGTAAAACCAAAAGATTCCGAATTTGATTGTTTTGGGTGTTCATCATAATAATTTATTATAAATAAAATAAACATATATTTATATGTGATATGGCAAATGGACTAACATACGGAATAAGTTTCCCTTTTAGACAAAGTGAAAAGGGAAATTATCTTAATTTAACTGATGATTCCGATGAAGAGATTAGAACTAGTTTATTACATTTAATATTAACAAAACGTGGTAGTCGTTATTATTTACCTGATTTTGGAACAAATATCTATTCTTTTATTTTTGATCCATTAGATGGTCAAACGTTTGACGCAATTAAAGACGACATTAAAACCCAAGTTGAAAAATATATTCCTAATCTAACTATTAATAGTATAACCGTTACCCCTTACTTAGAAACTGAAGAAGGTATTGGTGAGTTAGACTATGAGTTATTAGGTAAAACTAGTATCCATAGAATTCCTGGAGCTAACACACAAGAATATACTGCAAAATTAAAAATAAACTATACAAATGAAAATAGTACTTTTGGAACTCGAGAGTTTGTGATTATAAATATTTAAATATGGCTATTAATAAAATAAATTATACTGAAAGAGACTTTGAAGGGATTAGGGAGTCATTATTATTGTACACTAAACAATACTACCCAGAACTTATTCAAAACTTTAATGATGCTTCTATTTTTTCTGTACTAATGGATTTAAATGCCGCTGTTGCCGACAACCTTCATTTTCATATTGACAGGAGTATTCAGGAGACTGTATTACAATACGCACAACAAAAATCATCAATATATAATATTGCTAGAACGTATGGTTTGAAAATACCGGGGTATAGACCATCAGTTGCTGTGGTTGATATTTCAATCACTGTACCACCTTTTGGTGATGGTGAGGATTTTAGATATCTTGGAATATTAAGATCAGGATCACAGTTTAATGGTGCTGGAAATACTTTTGAGACTGTAAACGATATTGATTTTTCAACACAATATAATCCGGAAGGGTTTGTTAATCGGACTAAAATACCAACATTTGATAGTGGTAATAAAGTGGTAAATTACGTAATAACCAAAAGAGAAGTCGTTGTTAATGGGACTACTAAAGTTTTTAAAAAAATAATTAATCCGGCTGATGTTGTACCATTTTTCAATTTATTTTTACCTGAAAAAAATGTACTCTCAATAACATCTGTAATTCAAAAAAACGGAACAACATATCCAGCAATACCTTCTTATAGTGAATTTATTAATTCAACAAATAAATGGTATGAGGTTGATTCATTGGCTGAAGATACGGTGTTTATTGAAGATGTTACAAAAGCATCAGATAACTCAGGAATTAAAGTTGGTAAGTATATTAAAACTGAAAATAGATTTATTAGTGAATATACACCAGAAGGTTATTTAAAAGTGCAATTTGGAGGAGGAACTACAACCCCTGAACAACAACTTGTTAATTTTGCAAAATCAGGTATTAAATTAGATTTAGGTAATTACCAAAATAATATTGGATTAGGACTTACCGTTCAACCAAATACTACTTTATTTATTCAATATAGAACTGGTGGTGGGTTATCTTCAAATATTGGTGTTGGTGTGATAAATCAAATTGGTACTATTGATTTATCTATAAATGGACCATCATCTGACATAAATACCAATGTTTTTAATTCTTTAAATATTACAAATGTTACCGCAGCAATTGGAGGATCAAACCCACCAAGTACTGAAGAAGTTAGAAATATGGTTACATTTAATTTTTCAGCACAAAAAAGAGCGGTTACTATTAATGATTATAAATCTTTAATTGACACTATGCCTGGTAAATTTGGATCACCAGGTAAGGTAAGTATAACTGAAAATAATAATAAGATTACAATTCAAATACTTTCATATGATGATGGAGGTAAATTAACCCAATCTGTTTCAAATAATTTAAAAAATAATTTAGCAACATATCTTTCTAACTTTAGAATGATTAATGATTATATATCTATTGATGTTGCAAAGGTGATTGATTTAGAATTTGAAATTTATGTAATGATGGAATCTGATAGAAACCAAGGCCAAGTTATTACAGAAATTATTAATTCTGTTGCAAACTATATGTCACCAGAAAATAGAGAATTAGGACAAAACGTTAATATGTCTGAAATTAAAAAATTAATTCAAAATGTTGCTGGTGTATCAACACTTACCGAAATAAAAGTCATTAATAAGGTTGGAGGACAATATTCAACATCAGAAACGTCACAAAGATATTCAAATAATTCCACAAAAGAGATCCAACTAATTGATGAAACTATTTTTGCAGAACCAAGCCAAATATATCAAATTAGATATACTAATAAAGATATTAAGGTTAGGGTAAAAAATATAAAAACAGTAGACTTTAAATAACGTTATTTATTTTATAATGTTATTGATTATCTTTAAAAATAAAGAACATAACTATTTATTTTTAAAGAATTAATGAACAAAAGTCATCGAATAAAAGTTAACCCGGGAACTGATAAAAATATAAGAGTACAAATTGACCAAGATTTTGATTTTTTAGAAATACTATCTCTAAAATTAAGACATGAAGATGTTTATACTAGGTT